CCACCACGGACGTCACGAGCCCACATCAAAAGACGTAGAGCAAGAGTTTCGTCTTGTGCTAGTGCGCGAGCAAACTGAGTGCTCAAATCCTTACCACGGCTTGCACCAATGGCAAAGAACAAATCTACAAGATCACTCTTGCTAGATTCAAAAGTCTTCATACCGTTTGCGGTACGAGATTCAACTGGAACGGACTTAACCGCTTCTACAAATGCGTTCATTTTATTTTCCTTCAGGTTACTTTTAAATTAAAAAATTTTGCTGTATATAACCTATACAAGCAGGATGGGTGTGCCAATTTGTTTATTTTCTGGTCTGGCCAATTATAGCACCCAGACCCTATCGACAATTCATGTTGACTATCTAAACTTGTGTCTGCGTTAGAAACATACAAAGTCTTTCCCTTGTGTCATCCATTCCTTGAGTGTCTAGTTTCCTAGAACAGTATCTCCACTGTGTCCTACAACCACTTTCTATGGCATTTAACTTTAGTATTGTTTTAATTGCTGAATCCATCCTAGGATCAATTATAGCACACGTTCGTCTGAGGTTCAATTCAGTTGTAGTGCTATAAAATAAAACAGGTTAGTTGTCGGCTGCTTTTATTCAACTCAGGCCACCACTCTGAGCTCGCTAGTCTATTTCAATGTTGACTCTTCAACGCACTCGGTCAAGACTCTGTGCTCCAATTCAACACCATAGGGTCTAGCAGTCCATATTAAATGAAAATTGCTGCACCTAACCTAAAACTTCTTTTAACAAGTTTCCTTGCTATATATCTATTATAGTGTCATATAATTATCTTGTCAACAAAAATATGCACTATAATAGCCAAAATCTAGATGATTTTAAAATGCATCCATGTAGTTGTAGTACTTTTCTTTAATGCGGTTCAGTGTCACACGGTCACCGTCCTCGTTAATGAAAACAAACTTACCAGCAGTTGCATCAATCTGCTTGAGATCTTCTTGACCAAATCGAGCATCTTCCCAATTCCAGTCTGTTTCAATAGAAGCCAGACCGTCGAGTGCTGGCTCAGCACTCTTTGCATCTTCAAAGACCTTGTAGTCAATGCTGACACGATTGGTCAGTGGATTGCCTGTCCAGACTTCTTGCTCAATCAACTCCGGATTAATGTCTAGGCCTTTGATCTGCAGGGCAACCTTGTACTTGCTGTCACCACCGAACTCTGGCTTGGCGTTGAGCATACGCATAGCTTCGCTGGCAGTTTCTTTGTATCGATTCATTTCTTCAACCAATGCCTTCAGCATGTCAAAGTTGAACTGATCAAACATTGCCGCAACTCGGCATACACTGGCGATATGATCAACATTGTCCAGATTGTCTGCACAGTACTCCATAATGAAGTCTTGTTCCAGACCTTTGAAGTCCAGTGAGTAGAAGATACGACCAGGACGGTTTCGCATGTGGCTGTCAATGCGCCACTTGTCGTTACAGGTTAGAATGAACAGCTTCTTGGAGGGATATACACCGTCCAATAGTGTCAGCATCTTTTCCTGGTCATCCTTGTCGTAGACCTTTTCAAACTCGTCAAATAGGATCACTGTGGGTTGCTCAATCATCTGCATGAAGCTGTTAAAGCCTTCACCGCACCATGGCTCGTTGATAACAATTGTTGGCACCGCCGCTTCTGCGGCAGTGACTGCCAACAGTTTGGCTAACAGTGTCTTGCCCGAACCTTTTTCACCAGTAAGCATTACACCAGTGGATGCAGTACGGTCATTGAAAGTATTGAGAATACGTTGGCTCTGCTTGCGAGTATCTCCGTATACCTTGCCGCGGATCTCGAAGCTTTCGATCGCTTCAAGATAGAAACAGCCAGCCATCTTGTCAAATTTAACAGTGTAGTTGCCAACAGGCAGTTGCTCATGTAGATCCATTGCTTCCTTAGTGGAAACATTAAATCGTGTACCAGATTTCAAAAAATATGTCATACTGTCTTTCAGTGTGTTTTGTTGCTATGTGTAAATTATACAATAAAAACAAGGGGTTGTATAGCCCCTTGTTAGTTTTATTTGCGAGCGTTAGCTCGAACTTCTTCGAACGAAATCTCGTTGTAAAGTTTGCCGTTCTCGAATACCTTCTGTAGAGAAGACTTCCACTCGAGTCCTCGATCAGTCCAACCTTTTGGTTGTTCTACGGAGGATTGATATTCTCCGCCGGACTCCCACAGTTCGACTCGGCCTTTCTTGCTTTTCTTACCTGGATCAGTGACAGGATCTTTCTGGACATCTACCCAGGTTCCGTTGATACAGGCTGCACTTGCTTTTAGGGCAAACTTCTGCGTGTCACGATCTACAATCTGCAACAGGGCACCGCCCATACCAAAAGCAATGTTATCGGCACTCCAACCCATGGCCATGAACGCACCAAGGATACTGCGAACAGTGAGTTCGTTGATGCCGTCACCTTGGATCAGACGCACATTGTTCAGTACCTTGAATCCTTTAGCGTTAACTGTGTAGCCAAACTTCTCGCCCAGGATTTCAACTAGACGACGGTTGACTTCGACAGGATCGCCACTATCAGGCCTAATGACAACAGTAGCACCACTATCGATAACCTGTTGGCGAAGTTCTTCGCCCCAGAGCTTAGAGGCTGCGTTGTAGATATCATAACTATCACTGACAACAGCGAGGATAGTACCGGGACGAGCGAACTGGGTAAGCATATTTCTGTAAGCATCTACTTCCCCGTCACGACCCCAACTGGTGATTGTACTATGCTCTGCGGCTGGGATTGAGAAACCAGCAATACCAGCATTGTAATATTCACGAGCAAACAGAACACCAGTAATAGTGTCAGTTCCCATAAAGTTGACCAAGTGCGCGGCACTGCCAATGCCAGCACTTTCAAGGCTAGATACGCCACGAGCACCAAAGTCGTGCAACTTAAAATCGATAGTAGTAGGATCACCAGTTCTCTCCAAGAAGTCAAGAATGACTTGTTTAATTGTGTATGATTGTGTTGCCACAGTAGTACCATACCACACTGCACGAAGCAGGGCAGTTTCCAACCAAGTGGTCAACCAGAAGCATTCTGGATCTGTGTTTTCAATTGTCGCAAGTACATTTTTGACGGGGACCACAGTTCCTTCTGGCACGGCCCGAATGACAACTGGGAGGTATCCACGGTGCTTGTCCAGTATGTATTGCCATCCTGCTCGGTTGAAAGGCTCACCGTGTAGGGTAAGGATTTCTTCAGCGATGTCAATGTCTGCTTGGGTGATGGGTTCGAGAAGGTACTCTTTGATAAAAGCCTGTAATCCGAAGAATACTGTTCTATCGTACCGCCCGCCTCTAGACTCGATATATGAATATACACCTGTAGTACCTGCTGGGTATTGTTTGAACATGCTGACTTTGTAGCTGTCAGTGTTCAAAATAAGATTTTTTGCGAGTTTCATAATAAAGTTCCTTTATCAAAATTGCCAGGCGTCTATCGCTTGGACTTGTTTATAGTATAACACAGACCCTATGTCTGCGTCAACTAATTCTTTGGCCAAATTCTACTAGTGTGACTGTGCCGCCTTCAAGGGCAATTCGTCCGGCAAATACGTCGATCATGTCAACAATAGTTTCCTGTTCGCCACCGGCAAGTCCACACCCAATATAGGGCAAGCCAATCCGTTTGCCAGGAAAGACAAAGGCCAGCTTTTCCAAAATCAATTGAAAGGCAGTGTACTCAAATACATCAGTGCCGCGACTCATATTGTATTGAGTGTAAGCATTAACAATCAAAAACTTGCCGGTAAAGGCTGTGGTAAAATTGCCCAACTTGCGGTAGTCGCCTTTTACGGTCTCATTATCAACTAATGCAGCCATTGGATAACGCTCACGAATCTCACGAGCAATGCCGCCACCCATGGTGTTGAAGCAGTTACAGCCTTGGACAACAATGTCAAAGTCTCCCGCTTCTGCCAGGTCGAGCAGATTGCCTTTAGTATGTTTTAATGTCATAGTTCTACTCCGAAATGTTCTTTGATTCTCATACCGTTTGTTTTGGTAATATATCCACAACCAACTGAATTGGGTCTCTCCGTATCAGCAATCTCAGCACATTGCCTCACAATCTTCTCAGCGAAACGCTCCAAATCAACCATTACACTACTGTAGTAATCACCGTTCTCTAGTTTGTCGTATGGATCACAAATACAATCATAAATGCCGCCTGTGATGGCTAAATCTCTAATCAGTTGTTTGTTCATTCTTCAACTCCGAAATGTTCTTCAATATCATTGATTGCTGTGGACATTGCTTCATCCACATTCCATCCATCTTCAATAGCCAGGTCTCTGTTGGCAGATACAAGTTCCACACATTCTCTCACAATCAACTCGGCGAACTTTTCTTTATCGAACACGTCAAATGTCAAGCCGTCGTATGGAGGATGTCCGGGCATGTGGGAAGTAGCCTGTTCAGCAAGTTCTCGAATTCGTTCGTTCATATTATGCTCCTACAAAATGTGAGATGATTTCAAAATGGTCTTCAAAGCATTCTTCGCTTCGAACCTCTGCAATAGGTACCCAACGTGCTTTCTCAGCATCGTCACTGCCTTTTACTTTTGGCAACTCACCGTCTGGCAGTTGGATGTGAAACGCATGTGTAATTATACGTCCTCTAGGACTTCTGTCAACCGCATCAAATACCTTACTGCGAACAATCGATCCACGCAACACCGGAGCAGGCACTTTAATCATAGTTTCTTCACGCAGTTCACGGATAGCCGCATCTTCAACTGACTTGTCGGTATTGGCGTTGACGTAGCCGCCTGGCAGTGCCCACAAGCCCTTGCCGGGCTCTGCACGGCGTTTGATCATCAGCACATGACCTGAACAGATCACAACACTATCAGCAGTGCTGAAGATTGGAGGATATGGCAATGACGCATACTGTTTCTTATAGTTTGCAACAAACTCTCGCTCACGGATAATTTGTTCATATTCGGCATGGTGGCGGAATTCATCCAAGAACTCAAACACAGTTTCTGGCACAACACCTTTAATGAACTTCATGTTGACATCACGCTTGAAGTAAAGATCACGAATGTCAACAGCACTAAGGAACTCAATCAGTTCCACGTTTTCATATCCCCATTGTGGGAACATGTCCAGATAGAAGCTACTGTCGTCTTTCTTGTGTCCAATAATACCAGTCTTGGTACCAAGGACTGCATACTTGCTGACAATGCCTTGGATACGCACTGCCCAGGCTTGATCGTTATAGATAGTGTCTACATTGGGTTCAATGTAGATTTGCATATTCAATCCACGGGTAGCCGATTTGATCATGCCCGCACGTTCTGCACTTGTGAACGGATTCTTGTAAGTACGGGGTTGTGCGGCAGAACCAGTGATAATTACTAACTGTTCGCATAGGGCAGTGGCACGTTTTACAATCTCAAGGTGAGCACTGTGAAATGGTTGAAAGCGCCCAATGAGCACTAGGGTGTGATATTTTTTAGTCATTTTGTGCCTTCCAACATGGCAAGTTTGCGGGCCAATTCTTTGCGAATTTGGGTAATCTCTGCTTTGGCTTTTGCTCGGGCTTCTGACATGATTTCAGTAGTTAGAATCACTTTAGCTTGGATCTCGACTTCCAGAACTTCGATACTGACAACGTCTCGACGCATGTAGTCTGTGCTGGAGAATATTGGAATCTTGTCCAGCGATTCCCAAGTTTTGTCTTGGGAGAAGTAAGGGCTCCAATACGGATAACCGCCTGAGTGTGAATCAGTGTCGTAATAGACACGCTTGCCTGCCTTGTCAATTGCTGACAACGCATAGGTTTTTTTGATGGTGAATGTAGTTGCTTTTGACATACAAAAATCCTTTGTATAATGTACGCTCGGAGTCTATCTCTTTGCTGTATGTATTTATTATACAGGGTTTTACGGACCCTGTAAACCGGTTATTTTGCCAAATTAACTGTTTAATACTTTAGCAACACTATTCATGACACTGGCAATACGTCCAATATCACGAAGTTGTTCCACTGTGTAGCCTTCTGTCTTCAATGTCTCGTAATGTGCTTTCACACAGAAGTGACACTTACCGACAATGCTTGCGGCTAAACTGAATGCTTCAAAGTTGCTCTTGGTAGTTCCGCCATGATTGGCAATGGCGTTCATTCGCAACTGTGCCGGCAATCCTTTTAGACCAGGATCATCAGCCATTTCAACAAAGGGGTACCACGTGTTGTTTTGGCTCATAATTGAAGCGGCACACATAGCTGACTCTGCGTGGACAGGAGCATCCGCTAACAAGATGCCCAATACCTTACCGTTACCAGTTGCAGCCAATGCAGCCACAGCACAACCTATGGCCACATCTGCATCCAATGTGCTACGAAGTAGCACAGCGTCAAGATTTAACTTAGTGTCTTTGGCATAGTCTGGCAACGCACCTTTTACTGATTCAATAAAGCTCATTTTAATATTTTCCTGATGCTAATACGATTTGGCAAATGTGTTCCAATCGTTCAATGTGTTCAAATGCACGCCACGGACTTGTATCAATTGCTACCACGCCGTGGCCCTTGATGCCCACAATATCATACTTAATGTTACCCGCACTGTCTAACTTAAGATTCTCATGGCAACGGTCAGCAAGCTCTTGACTAATTGGAGCAACATCACCCACATTAGGTGCTACCTTAGTGTAACGATTTAATTCTGGAAATGCTGAACTGATAGTACTTAAATCAATGCCGGCATGCATGGCCGCAATACAATAGGTAGGGTGTAAGTGAACTACTACTCTAACATCATTACTATGCTGACCCATATTCTTTTGTAAGCCAAAATGCAGAGGTAATTCTCCACTAGGTTTTAGCTTCTCACTGATGTCAGTATATGCCAATTCTTTCCAAGAATAGTATGGCCTAGGAGGTTGGTCATAGTAGCCTTGTTCAATACCAATCTTCTTAAACTGGTCTGGCTGCATGGTTTGCTTACGGACGCCACTGGGTGTGATATAAAAGTGATCACGGTCGTGATGGCGAATCGAAACATTGCCATCACGACTGGTAATCCAGTTGCGTCTATATGCTTCAACCAAAGTATCGCATATAGTCTCTAACATTACAGAGTCTCGCCGCCAACTGTGCGGTTACATGCACACAGTTCGCCAGTCTGCAGGGCATCAAGCACACGCAGGGTTTCTTCTGGACTACGACCAACGTTCAAGTTGTTGACTGTGACGTGTTGGATTTCGTTGTTTGGATCAACAATGAATGTAGCACGAAGTGCAGCACCTGCTGGAGCGTAGAATACGCCTAATTGCTCAATCAAGCTCAACTCACCACGCTGTGTATCAGCAAATTGAGTGTGTGTGATCTTCTTTAAATCTGGGTGAGCCGTTTGCCAAGCTGTCTTACAGAATTCGTTATCGGTTGAACCGGTCAATAGAACGGCATCACGATCAAAAAAGTCATCTGTTAGTTTGTCGTATGCCACAATTTCTGTAGGGCATACAAATGTAAAGTCTTTTGGGTAGTATACGATTACTTTCCACTTGCCTGGCCAGCTCTCATCTGTAATTGTAAAGAAAGCGTCTTCTGGTTGTCCTGGCTTAACACCAGTGACTGCGAATGGGGCTAATTTGTCGCCAACTGTTTTCATAATATCTCCTTTGTGTGTGAAATGAAAAATTTGCAGAATTATTCTGCGTGTGTTTATTGTACAGTTATTTACAATAGCAATCAACTAAAAACTCATGGTTTTCCATTGATTTTTCCTATGTCAATAATAGGTTATTCAAAAATCAAATAATCTTCGTTTCGGTGCGACGAAGTCTTTGGCAATTCTAGCACCTTCTAATCTCACAGCAGGATCTCGACTGTTAAGCATCTCGTTAATCAGTGCTGTCTTTGCCATGTCGTTCATAGTTTTATCACGACTGACACTTTTCTCTACATCTGGATTTGTTGCACATCCCGTTAAGAGCAGTGCTGTAATAATTATAATTGATTTCATATTATGTTTCTTTTAATTTAAATTTGATGTCTTTATGTTTGACTATGATAAACAAAGTTATTTTATCATTAACTCGTATAGGCAAATCTAAGTGTATAGTTACTTCCGGCCCGTCGATGTCGTTAATTTTGCGGTCATTACCTACTGTACCAACAAATGGGATTTTATTATAGTGACCAAATACACGATCACCTATGTTATAGGTATGCTTGTATCCAATCTTGTTAAAATAATCAGTTTGATTGCCCATATACTTTCCAACAGTTATTTTCAACGTCCCAATGACGATTGTCATAAAGAGTTGCGTTAATGCTGTAGCCAAACAGACCCAGACCTAATGTTGCACCAGAATGGTCGCATCGTGTTCTTACTGTAAAATCAAATTCTACAATGCAACCATTTTTAAGCAGCTCGAACTCCCAATGCTTATTTTTAAAAGGAGTAGCACCATGCCAATGTCGGATGTTCTTAAAACTCTTCCAACCTTTAAATCGAGGATTCTGTATGGCAAAGGTAATCGCTATCATTCGTCATCCTCATCGAGATCTCCGTCATGCATATGTCCGATAATATCTTCATCGTCTAGTGTTGCACCTAGCATCCGAATGAGCCTAAGAACATCAGGGGGTCCTAGACTTAAAGTCATACTGGTTACATCAGTATGTAGAGTTAAAGTAGTTGATCCTGTTTCATTGTCGTAACCTACTCTATAGTGATCACGAAATTGATTTTTTGGAATATTAGGAATAGGAGGGATTGGATTAATTTTATTTTCCATATTTGTATACCCGTGATTTTGGTTCTCGTCTCTAGAGTTTTTAAAATTTTTAAACCAGTCAAACATATTAACGTCCTAGATTATCTTGGTCAGCGGCAGGAATGTCAGACCCAGGCGTTGCCAAATTTATCCAAATTAAGATTCTGGATTAACTACAGAAATACCCTGATTTTGGAAATACATGATTAGAAATCGTTTAGCGGCCTGTGCATCAGATTTGCTTAGATTTTGGATAACTGTTTCAACTCTTACCAATTCTCCTGCTCGAATCTTTTGGTAAGTCTTGCTCATAACATCTAGAGATGCTTGTGCCCAAGACTCGTGAATTTCTACTTTGTTTTCGCCCACGTTTTTGCGGGCGTGAATACCGATTGAGCCGTCTCGGTAGTGACGAATTAATACATTATGTTCTTTCATACAATTTCTCCTTGTAAAATGCCGTTTCTCACAGCATAAAATTTATTAACGCTTTTTTGCGGCTCGACGAGCCATTTCGTTTACAGTCTTTGGCTTTGGGGGCTTTTTGCCTTTTAAGATTTGACTGACTTTGCGTGGGCTTGGCATAAGTTATTTCCTTTTTTTGACAATTCGACGTGCAGTAGCACGTACTGATCGAGGATGATGTGCTCTAAATTTAGCCATCATTTTTTCTTTCTAAGTTGGCGGCGAACTGCAACTTTAATTGGACTTGTTGCCCTATCTGATCTACGTGCCATGATTATCTCCTTGTGTTTAGTGTATTATTTATTGTTCAAGTTGTCAATGTTTAATTTACCCAAACTTTCTAGGTAGATGATTAACTTTTGTTGCTCATCTGACGACATATCTTGATAAAGATCAATGATAGTGGCTCTGCGTTCTTTATCCGAATTAGTATTTCCTCTATTTTCATTCAGACGCCTGCATCGGATACGTAGATTTCCTGGAACATCCTTGCCGCCGAGACTTTTTGGAACAATATGGTCTAGATTAGGAACATGCAGATAATCTGAGGTAATCAAATTTTTGCCCTTGCCCCAATCGTAATAATATTCATTTACTCCGTCAGTCCATTTTATTGAATTCTCTTTATGATCTTCAATAAATTGATCTGCTTGCTCTCTAGTCCATTTATATTCTTTTGCGTAATAACCGTAGACTGCTAGTTTAAAAAGAATAAACGGGTCGTCATGGTTATCACATACATAGTCATAAAGCTCGCCTGTAAAATAGGTACCTTCTTCACGCCCAGTAAAGAGGGACCTATTAGTTATAGCCTTGTTGATATCAATGTGGTTCATGGCTTCTTAGGAATTGCTTTAAATCCTGCAAGTGCAACTTCAACATCTTGTCCATTGTAATTAATTGGTGCCCAATTAATTGTAGGATGTACAATTTTGCACAATTTACCAATACCGGCCGCAAGATATCTTGGCTCGGAGCAGTCTAGAAACTTACCGGCTTTAGCATTATTTTCCAAAAACTCACGAAATACTTTTTTAATATCTAAGTGCATGCCACTACGAACTGGATCTGTGTACTTGTAAGTAATTGCTTCCTGAATGTTCCAATCCAACTCCATTGAATCAGAGATGGGTCCGTTGTTTTCTTGTTCACGCAAGTATTCCATAATTCCCCACGCATTTGCAGTAGAGAACGGTGCTTTGGCAAATATAGAACATACTATTCCCACCGCACGTTCGTAGATGTCGGCTCCGTAAACATCGTAGTATTTTAGCATGTTACCCACGCCTGTACATTCTTTTGGTAACACATTATCCGTGCCTTTACCTTTTTCTACAAATCGACTTCCGTATCGAGCATGAATGTCAAACACATGTTCACATTTGATATCTTCGGCAATTAAATCAGTTCGACCTTCTGCCTTACGTACTTGATTTCGTCGAACCTTAATTCGAAACTCGTCAAAAGGGCTAGCAGACAATGTATGCAGATTGTCTGTTGCATACAGGTCAACGTCTACACTTTCAAAATCACTAACTTTCCATTCTACCGGAACTTCACGTACCCCAATAATAATACATGCAAGTGTTCGATGTTGACCATTATTAAGATTGTAAGTACCGTCACTGAGCTGCCGAGCCAGTCCCATTAATACATGACTAGGCTCAAATTCAAAGAGGATGTCCTGCAATAGATGGCGTAACTGAATGCCGCGCTGAACAGAATTGTTTTTATATGCCTTGGCAGTGTGAATATAATGAGAAGGGTCGCGGAAAATTCCCCCATTTGACAAGGACATACACCAGTTAAGGTCAATACCATTTAGTGCCTTGGTATTCTTTAGTATTAACAGAATCTTGTTTGCAACCTGATAAAAGCTAGGACGTGGGCCAAGGTCGTCTGTTTCTACATATTCCGGTACTTTATCTAAAATAGCCTCTTTCTCAGCAGGAGTGAGTTTAGAAATATGTTTTCGAGCAGTGCGTGGTCCAAAAATTTGAATTAAGTCTTGCCCAAAATTATCTTTAGGGTCAGCATGTTGATTAAAAGCCATATCAAATCCTTTTGTGTGTAAGTCTTTATTATACAAGAAAAAACCAGTCCTGTCAAGAACTGGTTTATCCAAATTATCTAGGACGGATCTTCATTTTACTGTAGATATTTTGGACACCTACTGCTTGTCGGATAGCATCTTGCAGAGCATCGTGTTTCCCACCTTTGGGCATGTCCGGATCAAATCCTAGATCAAACAGAGTGCGAGTGTCGCGTAACTGCCAATAATTCCACGGCAACGGCTTACCAAGTTGGCGATAGATGTTTTCGATAATTACTAAGTCAAAGGTAGCACCGTGTGACCAAAATGCATCACATCCCCAAGCAAACTTGTGAAACTGGTCCATTGCATCCGCAAGTGGAATTCGATTGTCTGGACTAAAGGCTTCTTCCATAATAACCGGATCTTGTTTACTCCACCAATCTAGTGTGTTTGGGTCAATTTCTCTACCCAATTTATCTTGGTCGTCGAGGTCAACACGGAAATAAATCTTCTCTCCATATCCGTTGCCCCAGGGATTAAAGTGTACAGCGCCTAAACTAAGGACAACTGCGTTTGGGGAGACAGCCATAGTCTCCATATCAATCATTAAGTGTTTTGCCATACTGTAAGTATAACACACTTAATGATCTTTGTCAATACATTTTTTTAGGTAGTTCGTTATCGCGTAGTTTCTTTTGCCAACGAGATTTAGCTGCGCCTTTTTTTCGCTTTCTTTCGGTAGTTGGTTTTTCGTAAAACATTTTAGATCGGAGTGTTTCTAGTACTCCACTATCTTCTACCTTTTGTTTGAATTTTCTTAATGCCACATTTAATGGCAAGTCGCCAACGATAACTTTATTACCGACTGCTTTATTTTGTTTGCTCATTTTTCTTTTTATCAAAAATCATTATGGCAGGTTTGCCATCAATCGTATCTTTACTTATGCGAATAGCTGTTAAACCTCGAGCAACTAAGTCAACTGCATCAAATTGATATGGCAGCAATGTTTTTTCGATGATGTTTTTAAGTCCCCTAGCATTAGTTTTGAGATCTTTGGCTTTACGGGCAATTTCTTTTAGAGCTTGAATTTCAAATTCTAATTTAATACCATCTAACTCAAACATATACTGATATTGTTTAACTGGGCTATTTTTAGTTTCAGTAAGGATATTGACTAGTTGATCCTCTGACAATTCGTCTACATTAGTAATAAGCCCAAATCGTCCTACAAACTCGGGAATAAGACCGTATTTGATAAGATCTTTTGTACTGATGTCTTGTAGAACACTTGCGTCTTCGTCGATGTTGTCTACATTTGCATGGAATCCGACTGACTTTGCACCCTTACGCTGTTTAATGATTTTGTCCAAGCCTACAAATGCTCCACCGCATATAAACAATATACCCCTAGTGTCAATTTCCTGCATATCACTTCCGGGATGTTTTCGTTTACCAGTCGATGGCACTCGCATAATCGATCCCTCGATCATTTTCAACAAGGCCTGTTGTACACCTTCTCCACTAACATCTCGGCTAATACTAACATTTTCGCCCTTCTTGGAAATTTTATCAATTTCGTCAATGTAGACAATGCCACGAGCCGCTTTATCAAGATCACCATCTGCTTCGTTGATTAATCTTGTTAAAATGCTCTCAACATCATCACCGACATAACCTGCTTCTGTAATACCTGTGGCATCACATATGGCAAAAGGTAATTCTAAATATTGTGCAATTTTACGTGCCATCATGGTCTTACCGCAGCCCGTGGGTCCTAACAATAACACGTTGGTTTTCTCGAGCTCAATATCTTTACTAGGATTATTGATGCGTTTGTAATGCTGACTAACTGCAACACTAAGGCTAATTTTAGCATCATCCTGTCCTATAACGTACTCGTCAAGATAGTCTTTGATAGCAACAGGATTTAGAAGTTTAGAAGGTTCAGCAACTTTTTCTTTTTTGTCTTTTAGTATATCGACACAAAGGTCTACGCACTCGTTACAAATAGCCGCATGTTCACCTACGATCAGTTTCTCGACATCTTCTTTGCTCTTTCCGCAGAAGTCACAAGAGTGATCACTTTCTGTTTTGTTCATTGAATGCCTTTTCTAAAAATGTTTCAATATTAGTTATCCGATCTTGGTTTATGTAGTGATAAACTGCGGACAGGCTTTCATCATCAACTTTATAGAATGTATTCTTTTTCCCTACAATGTATCCACTGAGTGATCGAGTGACATCATTAACTTCGTTGAGATCGATGTATTTGTAATCGCATCTAGCCAACGCATGAAAGAGCCAAGGTAAATCTATTTCGTGATCGTAGAAGTATACATTAATATGTTCTTCGATGTCTGATTCAGCTAACCATTTACTAACTAATTGTTGATCGGAATCGCTTAGATGCATAAACAGTACACTATACGAATCATTTTCAAAAATGTCGGGAGGGGTGATGAGTGTAATTTTTCCGTTCATTATCTTCTCGCTCTGATATCTAATAAAAGATGTTCTGGAATATCTGCCATTGTAATTTCTTTGTTTCTAAGTTTTGTCAACCACTCGTTAAGTGTTGCTTCCTGTCTGCTAATTTCTGTATATTCTTCCTGACTAATAGCTTTAGCTGTTTTAGTCCATAGGCCACTATTTGACTGTTCTTCGTTTTGAACAAATAGCGGTTCTTCTAGAACCTGTAATTCTGTTTCGGGCGCAACTGCTGAGCGATCATTCATTCTTTCTAGTTCGGGCTTATACACCATAGGTGCTAGATCTTTGAAATGTACAAACGGCTCTAACAGATAAGGATGGTGTGCTAAAATAGATGTGACAGTGGTTGCCGTGGAGACTACGTCATCAATCGGACCTGTTGGGCTGTCACCCTCCGTAGTCTCTTGTTGTTCTGTAACAGTAGGCGGCTCTGGGTCTACGACCTCGGTGGTCCCTCCGGGGCTGTTACCCTCCACTAATTCCTTTTTACGGTCACGGAAATTCTGGAAACTGATCTGACTAGCTAACAATAAGATAACTGCCAACGGATCAAATACCACAATAAGAACAATAATTACCCATGTAACTGCTTTTTCCAAAATTGTAGGATCTGTTTCACCGTAGACAAACTGTGCAATATATTTTATCGGACCAACTTCTGCTTCAACCTTGCGTACTTCGGCTGCAATTGGCGCACGTTCTTCGCTAATAGAGGTAATAGTTTTCTGTTCGGCTTGGATCTCAGATTGAAGGCGGGCACGCTCTTTTTGTTGTGCGCGGCGTATAGCAACTGCCTTGTCGGCACCCGTTTCCGAACTGCTTCTTGCCATGACTTGGTCCACAGCCTCATCCATCTGTTTAAGCGCCTTACGGTTTGCATCTATATTTTCCTTTGCGGTTTTTATCTTTTCATCGTAGACTGCAATCTTACTCTGCACGTCACCCGACACTAAACTTTGGTCACTGTGAGCCTGGCTGAGGAATCCAAAAATTCCCATCGAAGTAACGCCCATGAGAACAGCAATGGCAGTCAGCAGGTATGTTCTAACTAACCAGTGTGCAATTTTCCAATTTTGTTTGAGCCAAAGAGTAGCAGCAATCTTACCAATGCCCAATACAATGCCCATAATGATTACGGGAATTTGGGCGGCGGCAAAGATTGCAGTAAAGCCGATGATACTGTAGAATTCGGCGACTAGGCTGATAGCGAGACCGCTAAACAGTGCAAGATAGGCTATTAGTTTTTCATTTAATGTTACAGGCATAGATGATATTTATCGACGCATGTTGGCAATGGCCACAGCTTCCTCATCGCTAAAAATAGGCACAGCATTGCTCTTATGCATAGTACCGATACCTTTAATTTTAGTGCCTGTATAGACCTTAGCTGGTGCCAGTGCGGCAACGCCTGCTCCGGAATTTAAACTTTTGATGTGATGAGTATTTGTCCTACCAACAGGTGTCGGTAATGAATATGACAATGTCTCTGCACTCATTGCTCGTTTACGCTTTTTGTCCTCTGCCTCTACTCCCCATTTCTTTTGGAGGGTGTTCCATTGCTCATCGAGCTCACGTGCCTTACGTGCTTCTTCAGCATTACGGAATTTGACTTTGCCCTTCTTCTTGCCGTTAAGACTAAGGCTAGGGTGATGCAGATGCATTGACATTATGCAAGCTCAGTTTGAGGGAAGTTGATAGGATTGGCAGTATTTGATGCATGTGACTCAAATGTCTTTTGAACCTTGCTAGGGATACCTGTAAATCGTGCTACAGTACCATTGGGATTAATTTTAAGCGAACCGGCTACTACCCAAATTTGTTTGCCAGCTGGGTCAATACCTGCTAACTTTCGTACTACACCGTTAATCAATCCAGTTGCGGTATCCTTGCCTCTGTTCCATTGATATGTAGTATCTTTATTAAACCAAATCTGTTCATCTTTAGATTGGGCAATGCACCAAAGTTTCAATTGTGTAAGTGTATGTTCAGCATTATTCATAGAACCTCCTAATGTGTATGTCTATGCACTACTATACAACAAAACTGGTTTTATTGCAACCGAAAATTTTACCAAAAGAAAAGCACCCGAAGGTGCCAGTGCTGACTACTTATCACATTATACGCCGTCAGCCGGCGAGTATCTTATTTGATCTGTGTCCAAACACGTTCACGGATCTGCTTTGTCAAGCTGTCAGGCAATGCCACATAGTCTAGGTCGGCAGCATCTTTCTTACCATTCTTGAATGCCCAATCAAAGAACTTTAATACTTCGTCACTAGTAGCTTTGTTAGCAGGAGTTTTGTACATGATGATAAAACTTGCTGAACTCACTGGCCATGCATTGGGATTCTTTTGATCCACGATGCTAAGTCCCATACCTGGAACACTGAACCAATCAGCACCATCTGCTGCGGCAGCAAATGTCAAGTCGTCCGGGCTTACATACTTGCCACTCTTGTTTTGTAGTTGCAGGAATGTCATGTTGTTTTTCTTAACATAAGCATACTCTACATAACCAATTGAACCTTTGATTCTGTTCACATTGGCAGCAACACCTTCATTGCCCTTGCCACCTACTGAAGTGGCTGCTGGCCACTTGACTGCGGCGCCACGACCCACACGTTGTAGCCACTCAGGGCTTACTGTGGCCAAGTAATCGGTCCAGTTGAATGTTGTACCTGAACCATCAGCACGATGAACAATGGTGATGTTCTCGTTAGGTAGGTTCTTGCCTGGATTTAATGCAGCCAGTTTAGGGTCATTCCACTTGGTGATGTTGCCCATAAACACTTCAGCCATAACTGGACCAGTGATGCGTAGTTCTCCGGGTTTGAATCCGTCTAAGTTTACCACAGGAACTGTGCCGCCAATGATAGCAGGAAATTGAACCTGTCCGTTCTTGTCCAAGTTCTCACCGCTTACCGGAGCATCTGTTGCACCAAAGTCAACGGTCTTTGCATTGATTTGACGAATGCCACCCGAACTTCCGATGCTTTGATAGTTCATGCCTGTACCTGTGGCTTTTTTGTAGCCTTCAGCCCACTTGGCATAGATTGGGAATGGGAAGGTAGCTCCGGCACCTGTAATGTCTGCGGCTTGTGCTGACACTGCTACGGCTGCAAATAGAATAGCAAATAATTTTTTCACTGTAAGTCTCCTTGTGTTTGTGATATTAATATTTAAACACAAAACGATTACAATATGATTACAATTTTAAGAAATTTTTGCCAAAAAGAAACCCGCCGAAGCGGGTTCTGCTATTTTGGGTGACAAGGTATAACTACCTCGTGGAGATCACGCTGCTAGGCGGTCTTCTCCAAAGTATGCATCGTTTGCATTTAGGTTTTTTGCTTCTGCGACCGGGTCACCCCAATCCTAACGGCTTCTACATTGCCGGACTGTCCATTTCAATACTCTTGACCCAATCGATCCTGTGTCAGGCCCATTATAAAACATACTCACCCGAATGGACATTGTCACCTCCGCCTACTGTCGGAAATATGTTTTATGGTGGACCTGGCGGGCACTGCCCCCGCGTCTTGAATCCTTTTCTGTCTACTTCATACAGTCTTAACTTTTAACAGACTTCCCAGGGTGTGTTTGGCCTCTGCTAAGCCTGCAGGAATCTCACCTACTGCATATCTGCTACGCAAACTTGCCCCTGCGAAAGTCTATTATTTATTATACAACAGGATTGCCTTGACTGTCAAGTTCCATCCAAGTATGATCACCCATATATTTTACGTGAGCAATATATTCATAATCTTCAGGAGCACTACTTGACCATCCATCCGGTCCCTGAAACACTAACAATGTTTTTGATTTCCTCTTGTCCCAAGTTAACCAGTATGATTGTCCTAGCACAGGGCTGAATTGATATTCAGCGGCATGTACTGCGTCAGTTATTTCTAACCGTCGTTTGATCTGCTGGGCTTGTGTTTCAAGTACAGATACTAACTGCATAATCCGATCATATTCTTGCTGGGCATATATCCTAGCATGGTTGATCATGATATCTTTTTGCTTAGTTACGGGAACTAGGTCAAATTTGATACCGCCTGCTTCTGTGGGATATTCACTGACGTTTCTATTGAAGAACGGAATTAACGAACCAGTAGATGTAGAATCATAACTGGTTCTTCCTTTGGCAAGATTTGAACGTTCATCAGCCAATTCGGGTCCAGTTTAACACGTTACCTGAACCGTACTGTGCTTCTGCAAGCATCTTGGCCTGCAGGTCATCGTTAGCATTTACGCGAACGTGTGCGGTTTGATATGCGTTAAGTCGGATCCAAACTTCGTATGTGTACATTTTAAACTTTCTTAGTTGATCGAATATTTTGAGCTTGCTTACCTTTGTCACCTTCAGTTAGATCAAATTCTACTTCTTGTCCAACTGCCAGTGTCTTATATCCTTCCATTTGGATTTGACTAAAGTGTGCAAACACATCATCAGTTGTACCATCTGGAACGATAAATCCAAAACCTTTTGAATTATTAAACCATTTAACTTTTCCCTGCATACTGCTTCCTACTTGTTTATATTATACTGTGATTTTACCAGTTTGTCAACCGATTATTTGGTAATTCTCCAGCAACTTACCCAACTTGGATTACTTGCCGCTGTACCACCCGGGTATGAAATTGTAACATCGCCATCATTTGGATTATTACTTGCTTTTGGACTTTGATTCCCGCCAACAAAAGTAAACTTTCCATTGTTAGCCGTGTAGACAAAGTTTACGTGCCTATAACTCCAAAATGCAATATCACCTGGCTGTGCTTGATCTTTAGGTACCTGCACTGCACCCCAACGTTCGGGTGTGGTTGTTATTGCGGCTGCACTTGCAGTCTGGACATATTTGTATCCTGAACACTTTAATCCAAAGTTTATGAAACCCATGCACCATGCAGTTTGATCACTGACCCACGGTCCTGAATTAGGGTATCCTAGATTGGACCATATACCTGTAATATTTTTATTACTAACGCCTCCGGCCTGACCAGTTTCTCTCCACATACCTCGACCTGCTTCTTCCATAGTGCGTTGCAAGAACGGAACGATATCGGATGCTGAAGTCGATGTGCTAACTGTACCTGTATTGAATGTTTGGTCTTCAATAGGTGCGTAATTTCCTTTTACTCCGTCAACTGCTGCCTCTGGAGTATAATATTGATTTTGTCCGGAAGGGTTTGCTATCTGCGCCGCAACAAGATCGTTTGTCTGAGTTGCAATAGCAACTTCTACATCAGGCGGAATTGTTATTGCACTAGATGCACTTACACCTGCAAAGGCAGAACTGCCCCCGGGTGCAAGCCACAAGGCGACAGGAACATTGTTTACATACACATTTCCGCTGCGATATACATCGCTAATTCTACCACCACCAGGAATATAAGGCATAAGTTTAGTTTACAATGGAATAGCGGTACCGGTTATCTTATACCAGTTACCGTTAAAATAAAATGCAGGCTTACTATTATCATTGGATACAGCACCTATCATACCGTTATCTGGATCAATGCTAATAGGGGTATCTACAATGACAATGTTTTGAGTTACGGCTAATACTGCGCCCGAAGTGTTATTTTCTCTTAATTGGACGATGAAAAATTCTGGACCTTCAGGTGGTGTAGTAGTGTTTGTCGACATTGTTTTGGTAAAGGTAACTACACCGGATAATAAACTATCCGGTAATGTAATGTCTCCCCAAAGCCCAAAAACATCAGAAAAGTCTGTTGCATTAGCAAATGTACTGGTTCCTGATTTAATAGTAACACCGTATGTACTAGTAGAACCGTCAGTTACATCAACCGTAAAAACAACACTGCCGCCTTCATCGACTTCTATAATGTCCGGGGTAATAGAATATATCGCCATATTGATCTCTTAAACTAGTATTTAAGCCATTGCTATACCAGTAGTACCTTGCATATATTGATCTGCGGCTTCCTTTTGACTAGGTACCATACAAAATACGTGTGCTTTTTGTAATGTGATTATATTTTTTGCACCCAAGAACAACCAAGGAATCATTCCTAATCCTTGTGCATTCATAGTCAATGCTTTTGGTCTGTCTAATTTAATCTCAGTGGCTGTTTCGCCTTCAAAACGTGCGATAATTTCGTCACCGTTTAATAATTTAAGACTTACTACATCTCCTGTAGCGATTTGTTTTTCTAATAACATGTTTTATCCTTTTCGTTGTGCTAAAATGTTTATGTCTTGTTTACGTCGGGCGTTTTCTCTTTCTATAAAAGAGACACGCTGATTTAATTCTTTAACCTGCTGAGTTAGCCTAGCAAGTTGCTGCTCAAGTGCAGCTATCTTTTGATCTTTAGGATCCGTCATCTTTCTTCTCAGGTATCTCGCACAGTGCTTCTAGAGTTTTATAATGCTGGTATGCTTTCTGGAGTGCCTCAAAGTGCTCTAACTTGGCCGGATCCGGAGTTAGGATAGCCAGTCTCTTTTCAATAGTAGTTAACAGTTCTCCAAGGCTTCGGCCCTTCCATTTAATGTCGCCATCAAACTTAGCATCGCTAGTAACGTGTAGCCCTGCGTGTGACATGCTTGCTACGCTGGAATTAGCAGTTGTAAAAACATAAGGGTTAGTTGCCCATGTTCCGTTACCCCCTGCTCCAGTAGATACATAATAAGATCCCGAAGCTCCTGTTGCACCAGTTGATGAAAAAGAGTAGTTCATCGTATTGCTAATGTCTATTGACATGGTATTGTCGAGTGGATCATCTAAAGAGATGGATAGTTCATCATCACTATTAGCCATTTAGTTTTGCCTTTAGTTCGGTGAAGCCGCCAACTAGCTCCCCATCTAAAAAGATTTGGGGAACTGCTCTAGCTGTTGGTACAGCTTCTAATAATTCTTCTTTGGTATAACCATCACCTATTTTCTTTTCTTCAAAGGCAATGCCTTTCTGTTTTAGTAATGCCTTTGCTTGATCGCAGTAGGGGCAATGGTACTTAGACCACACAATCGCTTTCATTTTATATTTCCTTTAAACTGATAATTCATACTCTAAAACTTTCACCGCATCCACATCGGTCACGTTCGTTAGGATTCTTAAATTCAAATCCTTCATTAAGTCCGTTGCGTACCCAGTGTACTTCCAATCCATTAACATACGGATAAGATTTTCCATCTACCCAAACTTTAACACCGTTGCTTTCGTAGACAAATTGATCGCGAGTTACTGGAACATGATCTACAAATTCTAACGTATAAGCCAAGCCAGAACACCCTGTGGTTTTTACACCGATACGTATCCCTAGCCCTTTGCCTCTTCGTTCTAGATGTTTCTTAACTTTAGCGGCAGCTTGTTCCATTAATGTTATCATTTAATGTTTTTTACGATAATCTTCAACAGCAGCTTTAATAGCATCTTCAGCCAATATACTGCAATGTATCTTAACGGGCGGTAGTGCTAATTCTTCAGCAATCTGGCTATTACGAATGTTACTAGCATCATCCACATGCATTCCTTTAACCATCTCAGTGACAAGACTGGAGCTGGCGATTGCTGAACCACATCCATATGTCTTGAAACGAGCATCTCTAATAATACCATTTTCATCTACCTTTATCTGTAATTTCATTACGTCACCGCAAGCAGGTGCACCGACCATGCCTGTACCTACAGTGTCGTCTATTTCAAACTTACCTACATTACGAGGGTTTTCGTAATGGTCAATTACTTTATTTGAGTATGCCATAGTTTTATAAATCCGGTAATTCGTCGTAACTAACTGCATCACTCATAACACCGATGACATAGTTAGTACTTTCGTTTTCTTGCAAGGCGGTCTGTTTCTTATTGATATTAACGTGTTTGTTGAACCAAGGGATAGGACTAAACTTAGGATGCTCTCCTTGATACTTAATACCAATTTCCTTTAAACGCACAAACGCAGTGTAGTCAACAAAGTCAGACAGGATAGTAGCATTAAGGCCAATAACTGGTCCTAGCTTGAACAAATAATCTGCCCACTCTTTTTCTTCTCGGATGACATCCATATAGAGGGTATAGACTTCTTCTGCACATTCTTCTTCAAGTTTTACAAAGTCTGTATCATCTTTAGTCACGTTGTTGATCAGCCAGGCAGTCCATTCTGTATGTAACAACTCATCTTGTAGAATCAAACTGATGATGTTACCGTTGCCAATATAGATCTTATTCTCTACCATTGCTAGACTTGTGGCAAAACTTACCATGAAGCGTAGAGCCTCCAATGCATATGATGCGTGTAAGGCCAACCATATGGCTCGCTTATGAGTATGGAGTTCAATTTCCTCGCCCAACTCTTTACGACAGTTGAGCTGATGAAGATCCTCATAGTAGCGACCAATGTTAGCAGCCATGCCAACAATTTCAGCCGTGTCGTGAATCTTGTTAAATTCTTCTTTAGGTACGCCATAGACATTACGAATAATGTGACTGTAAGATTTTGAGTGAATATTTGTTTCAAAGAAACTCCAATTGCTTACTAATGCTTCTAGTTCAGGAATACTGATAACAGGTTGAAATACTTGATTAGGTGCGCGACCTTGAATACTATCTAATGCTGTCTGACGCAGTAAGTTACTAGTAAAAATATGCTTAACTGCATCACTTGCATCCTTGTGATCCATCTTGTCTTTAGTAAGACTGATCTCTTCTGGGACCCAAAAGAATCCACGAGCAAGTTCTTCGTACTTGGTAATCTTAGGGTACTTGACTTCTTCAAAGCGTTGCACAGTAACTGGACCAGCTGGATCCAGAAACATTGTACGTTTTAGATAGTTTGTTTGTTTTGATAGATTGTATTGTTCTTTGCTCATGTGTGGTTCTCTTTATAATTTACAGGCTTCGCAATCATCATCGTACAATACTACATTATCTGCGGCATTGATTGCAATGGGGATAGATATGTTAGTGTTTGTTACATCTGCCTTTGCACCCATTTTATTAATTAAACTGTAATAGATTGTCTTAATGCCCCATTTGTAGGCTAACATTAAATTTTTAGCAATTAATGTACCCGGCACTTTTCCTCCAGCAAAATGTGCCGGGTTGTAGAATGTATTAGTGCTCAGGCTTTGATCAATGTAGGCAGCAAGCACAGCACTGGTCTTCAAATAGTCAACACAGTCCTTCTGATCCCACATCAACTGATAACGATTCTTTAGACGTTTGTACTCTGGCACGACTTGTACAAACGATCCAGCTTTCGATTCCTTTACAGAAATCAATTCCATCGGCATTTCAATTCCGTTGGTAGAGTTTAACACAACTGAACTGGACTCTACTGGTGCCACGGCCATTAAGGTAGCATTACGAATACCGTACTTGATCATTCTTTCACGTAATGGTTCCCAATCCATACTAGGAGTAAAGTCAGTTAATTCGTTAACTCCAGGTTTACGACGCTCCCAGGGAAACACTCCCTTACCATAGTAAGTGTACTGACTACGTCCGCATGGGCCACGTTCTTGGGCAAGCTCGACACTCATTTCGGTTAGGTAGTATGCTTGGTGTTCCGTCCAACGCTTAACTTCAGCTAATGCTTCATCGGTCCCGTATTTGAAACTTTTACGTGCATGCCAGTAAGCAAGATTAGTAATGCCAACTCCAAGTGGTTCGAAGTCTTGATTAGCGAGTTTACTTTGTACACTTAAAAAATCTTGATATTGTAGTAAATTACTTAAACTTCGGACCAGCACACGACAGGCTTTTCTCATCTCTTGTGGGTTACGGAACGCTCCCCAGTTGATGCTGCCAAGAGTGCAAAGAGCAATTCGTCCCTCTGGATCTTCAATTCTCTGGAAAGGGCGGGTGGGTAAAAGTATCTCCTGGCATAAGTTTGATTGATATATTGGATCCAAGGTTGTATCAAATGGACCCTGGTTAATAACGTTGTCGATATTGACAAGATATATACGCCCCGTATCAGTTCGCTCTTTAAGGATTCCATTTTTGAATATCTCATCCGCTGATACAACTTTCTTTTTCTTTGTCTTATCTTGTTCATATTGTAGATACAACTTTTCAAATTCTGCTGAGTCTCTGTAGTAGGCTTCGTATAGATCCGGAACTTCTGCTGGATCAAACAAACTCATTGTTTCGCCACGCTTATACCGATTCCAGAACATAGCATTAACAACAACACTATAGTCCATTTGGCGTACCCGCACTTCCTCGGTACCTTGGTTGTTCTTTAGAACAATAAGGTCCTCAAACTGATAATGCCAGATGGGAAAAGTTACTGTACAGCTAGCATTACGAATACCGCCTTGACTGCAACTGCGAAGGTCTGCAAACCATTTCTTTAAGAATGGTATCATACCCGTATGCTTGATCTCACCGTTGCGAATAGGGGCCCCTAAGGGGCGGATTCTGCCAATTTCGAGACCAATTCCGGCTCGTTTTGAAGCATATTTGGCCATCATTTCGCCTGCGGCAAAGATCGAATCAAGAGTATCATCACTACTAATAAGTACGCAACTACTGAATTGTTTAGTTGTGGTGCCAAGGCCAGCAAGGACAGGGGTAGCTAAAGTAAAGTGGCCATCACTTGCACACTCATAATATTCCTTTACTAATTTTAGTCTTTTATCCTTAGATTCATTGTGAAAAGCTGTTGCGGCGGCAATAGCATAACGAACCTGAGGAGTTTCATAGATTATACCTGTAGCACGATTTTGTACTAGATACTTTTCAGCCAATTGTGCCACGGCTGCATAGGTATAGTTTTCATCTTTGCTATGATCAATGAATAGGTCAATAATATCCCATTCTTCTTGTGTATACCATTCTAGCAGATCACTAGTATACATACCTAGCTCTACATTCTTTTTAACAATGCTGTATAGTTTAGGAGGATCATACTCTCCGTATACTTCTTTACGTAACATACTGACTTTTTGCCTGCCAGCTACCTGTTGATAGTTTACATTATTAATTTCTGGATTTTCTGTTTCGTCGATCAAGTCGACCATTGCTTTTAACAGTAGTTCGTCGATGGTTTTAGTGGTCATTCCGTCGTGTAGTTCAATCTGTGCCTTGATCTCAATCATGGATGGACTTACTCCATCTATACCTCTACACGAATATGCTACCTGTCTTTGTATCTTTGCTATGTCTAAGGGGACACGATTCCCATTACGTTTAACCACTGTAATCATGAGGTACTTCCTTTATTTTTCTTCTAAGCTGGTATTTACCTGGGGGCAGTAACTTCAACTAGATTTTCTATCTTAAATGACCCGTTGACTTTATCAACTGGTACAGGTCCGTTGTCGTCATAATTGACAACCCACTTATCATCAATATAAACTAAATTATACTCTCTCGTTTGGTTGTTGTCTACTAAAGTGCGGACTTCAATGTTACTATCCTTAAATTTTTTTGTCAATTTAAGCGTCCAGCTAATCATTAGTGCTTTGGTAAAATCGTCGTAGACGTTTTCTACAATAATTTCCCAAGGACTGGGCCAGCTTTGTTGATAGTAAGGATCAATTGATCTATTATATGGTATGAAGGGGGCATGGTGCCAAAAATCCCAAACTACCTGTAAGGGATTCTCAACCTCGTCTAATTTCCTTCTATGATTTGTCCACTCTGTTAATCTGTCATCTACAGGTTGGTTAAACATATTTTCCTTACAGCATTAATTTATTTTGGAATTCAAGAACTACGGGAACTGTTATAACAGGACCAAAATTTGTGTCTGTATTTAAACTTGCACTAATTTCGTAATAGCTTCCTGTATTATTTACGCTGACAAAGAACGCTAGGCCACCGTCTGAATTAATAAAGTTGTAATCGTCAGTGACCAATACATTAGGGTTTGCACTATCTTGTAGGTAAACACCTAGGTTACCCATTCTATCTAACTGTGAAGCAAAAGCTAAAATGTCAGTTGCCGCCAATGTAACAGTATTTGAAAATGTGATCGTATTTGTATCATAATCAACCGCATCAATTACTGTATTAGGTGGAATAACTGAAGTTACTGTAGAAGCTACAAGAATTTCAACGGTAGAAAACTCTAACACTGAAGTAGTATCATTTATAGTAGCAGTGGTTCCGTTTATTGTGCCAATAATAACAGTAGCAGTACTTGCTCCTGCATTTTGTCTAAATGCACTGTACTTAATACCTAAATGTTGACTGTTGCCTGTAATAGGTAATCTTAAGAAGGTAGTTGCAGTGTTGCCAGGATAGATAGTTGCAGTGGTAACAAATACTTCGTCTAGTGTAGTTCTTCCGTCAACTAGAGGTCTATAATATGTAGTTAAAGGAGTGTTGATATATTGCTTATGAACAAGTGCTCGTCTAAAATGATCATTGATGCTGGAGTTTTGATCAGATAAGAAACTAATAACCGCGCTGGCGGTTGATCCTATGTCACCGTATTCGTCATCGTGTCGTATGCCAACTCTTTCAAAAAAGTTGTTCTGACTTATTACATAACTACCTGTGTTAGAACCATTACTACCTACGTAAATAGCTTCTCGTTCTATAACATCAAATCTGTTGTTGGCAATTTTTACAAAGGTAGGTCCAACTAAGGCTGTTCCGTCTTTAGGATCATTAAATGTTACGCCTCTTACCAATGTATTAAATTCTGAGTTTTGAATCGTAATTGTTTTAATATCATGATTAGATATAACTCCAGAATAAAGACCATCAAAGGAACAATTGTCAATAATAGAATTAGCATGTGTTCCGTTTTCTGTCTTACCTCGTAGGTTTAATCCTACGTAACCTGATGTAGTTAATACTCCAGTTCCCGTTGTGTGATTGCCTTTAAACTCTACATTCCTAATTAACGAGTTGTCGGCACAGTCAAGACTTAACAAACTCATTGCTGATGTAACAGTTGTAGCTGTATTATACTGTAATGTAAGATCACTCATTTGAATGAATCTTGCAGTACCTGTAGTTACAAAACCACCTGAGTCGAATGTAAGTGGGTTAAGGCCACTGACGGACCGACTATCCATTGTTTTAATCATAGCAGATGTATTCGTTGTCAAAACAAATACAGTCTTTCCAATACCATCACCTATAATATTAGTATAAGCAGGAATATAAACAGTTCCTGTTATGTAATATGTACCGGCTGGAAAATACAACTTTTTAGCCGGATCAATATTGTACTTTGCATTATTTAAAAACAGCCTATCAATAGTAAATTGTAACCTATCTAGATCCCAATCATTACCATTGCCGTAAACTCCAAAATCTCTTACACTAACAATATCATCTAATTTATCTTGTATAGTTCGATCCCATTCGGCACCACCATACTCAGTAATACCGTCAATTCCTGCCACAGCAGAAGCCGAACCTTCTCTATAGATATAAGTTGATGTTGTGAAACTAACTTGGAAGAAGTTCTTCAGATGATTTTCTGTTAGAATTTCTACATTTGCGTCACGTGACCCACCGTCATCTCTTCTTAAGCCGACGAACAGACGTTCTGTATCAGCAGCCCAAGCAAATTCGCCACCTGCAAGTGCAGGTATTCCTGTTTGATTTTCTTGTCCTCTTCGGACCTGGATTTTTGCAATCTCGATGACAGCCATAAAAAATATCCCCGTTATGGGATATTTATCTTACTGAGTGAGCATTTGCTTTAAGCCCTGCATGCCTTTAGTGTAGTATTCTTCTACTTTTCCTAACCACATGTCTTCGTACTTGTTAAAGTTGTCTTTGTTTAGATCAAACTGCTGATACTGTAAATCGCGGCTGCACATAAAAATAACACCCCTACGAATGTTAGTTCCGTAGACTTCATTATGTGCTAATATATAGGCAACTAACTGTACATAATAGTCCTCGACCCACTCTGCTTTTTTAGGCTTGTTAGTCTGCTTATGATCGCATACTGCTGGCTCATCCTCGAATACTCCAACTAGGTCAGTAGTACCACTGTATAGTCCCGGGAAATACAGGCTCTGTTCCATGGCCCATACTTCGTTCATTTTACTCAGTCCGTTTTCAATGATGATATCAGCCATTTTATTAGCCTGCACATGCACTGGGTTATTACCGGGCTGTCGCTGTTCACCAATTAGGAATCGTTCTAAATTGGCGTGCATGGCTGTACCTACGCCTGCTGCCTCTGTGGTGATCTGTTGCGCTTTCTCAGCACCTACTCGTTTACGCCATTCAATCAAGTGCGTCTGATCTTTGGTGGCACTGAGGATAGTAGTTACGCTGGGTAGCTTTTCACCGTCAGGTGTTTGATAAACTCGTTTCCGTGTTACGGGATCATTTATCTGCTGACAATTTTTGTATTGGAATCGTTCAATGAACGGGGGAGGAGTATAAACTTGCATTACTATAATTATAGCATCGCAAGTTTATAAGGTCAAATATTTGGCGATAATTGTTTGGCGTTGCTAGATGCCATTGCATCTACTGCCGGGGAACCTGTGGGTTCTTGTGGTTGATTTGGATTTGCTTCGCCTGTATTAAGGATAACATTTCCTTGATCATCAATGTCTTGAATAACATCTCCTGCTGGATCTACTTCATTTTTAAGAGCAATTAACCCGTCTGGAGTACTAATTCCCAAACCAAATGGTCTAATTAGTTTTATGACAACAGCAAAAGGCAAAGTTGAACTTTGCCCTGCTCTATTTGCCTGTCCTTGAAGAACTGCTAAGACATCCCTAGCACTTCCTAAGTCTACTTCAAATAATCTCATTTTGCCAATTTAGACATAATGCTGTGAGACTCGGCCAACTTGCGGGCAAAACGGCTTTCACGCATTTCTCGACCTGTTGTGCCCATGCCTGCTGCTGCATCACTAGCACCAAACTCGTCACCGGCCGGTGCAGGTGCATTCATATCGTCTGGTGCCGCAATATCCATGCTTGGATCATCTGTTGGCATACCTGCGTCCATGCCTGGCTCCATTCCCATATTGCCCATGTCTGGAGTAGCTTCGCCTGCCAACACTGCAACTGCGCCGCTTACTGCTTCACGCTGTTGTGTCAATACTTCTAGTGTTGCGCTCAGTGCCGGGCCTACGGATGCCTTGAATGCTTCTGCTTCTTGTGCTCCAAAGTCTGCCTTGATAGCATCAGCCAATTCAATCATTGTCTTTGTCTGATATTGACCAACACGTTGCATCCAACTTGTAAAGTCATTGACCATGTCGCCTGCGGCTGTGATAGCCTTGGCCTTGCCTTCTTCGTCTTCTTGCAATAAGAACTGTAGGCTCTCATTTACAAAGTGAACGTTGTGGTTAAATTGGCTTTCTTTCATAGCCTTCTTAGCTTTCTTATCGCTGTCTGGTGCTTTAGGAGCATCCTTACCACCGTAGTTCTTGCCTGCTGTGTGCTTTAGACCTGTAGCAGTTTTAGTAATCTCGCCACCTGTGCTTGACTTCTTCTTCTCGCCTGCTTTCATACTGGCTGTACCAGCGGCTGCTTTCTTAGCATCGTCAACAGTTGGGAAACCTTCTTTGACTTTTTTGTCTTTAACGGCTTTCTTCATCGGTTCTTTTTTATTACCGTCTTTGTCCATGTCGAGGAAGTCTGGCTTAGATCCTTTACCTTCTTCAAATGGCTTGCCTGACTTGGCAGCAGCTTTAGCACGACTACCCCAGACTTCGTCCTTAGGGCTTTCTTTCTTGCCATCGCCGTCGTAGTCTTTAGCAGAGGTACCCTGTGAGTGAATCTTGTACTTAGGTGCTTTGACGCCCTTTTTAGCTTCACTTAGCTCTGTCATTTTGTCACGTAGTTTTTTGATGTCTTCACCTAGCATTTCTTTAATCCTTGTGTTGAGCAAGTCCAACATGGCCTTGTCTTTTTGGTATGTTTCGTTAGTTAGCAGATCGTTAATACCTGCACGTCCTTCTTGTTGGAACACCCTTGTGCGTAGTTTGTTACGCATATCTTCTAGCTGCTCTCTGTCATATTTGTCAAGATGAACGTTAAGGCCAAACATTTTATTCATGTTTTCCTTTAGTTTAAAACTAGTAATTGTAGCTGAAAAATCTGTTGTCTTCATAGTGGTTCCGAAAGAATTGGTTAAATTTATTTATCTAAACCGCATTAGTTTCTCGAAGACTTTCTTAACTTCAAACATGTGCTGATTCTTTTTGTGTCTTGCAATAATTGACTTTGTGTACATCATTTCGGCTTTGTCTAGGTCTTTTTTACCTAGGCTGCGCTCAGCTAAATGAGTATGCAATTCTTCATCGAAATGTGCATGGCCATATTTTGTATCTGCCTGCATTATATTGTCATCTATATACTTGCCCAGTGCTAACCTGTTGGCCTGTATTGCTGCGGTTTGCGGTAAGTTTATACGATTAAGTATAACTTCATTTTTAAAATCCAGTATGGAGTAAAATCCAGACCCTTCTTTTTTGATGCTGTACGAACCTATTTGAATAGATCCATCACGTTTCTTTACAGGAACAACAATGCCCTGACGTTTAAGTGTTTCCTTAACATCAGTGCTGATTTGTTGAATCTTTAAATAAATTTCATCTGAAGTTATTTTCATCTAATTTCTTTATAATTGATCGGCTGTCATTACTTAGTTCATAGATGCCCTTGCGTACAAGGTTCTGAGCAATCCATTTATCTCGCTCGTCTAGTGCGTTGATAGTGGCTTCAGGGAAACGCTTTACAAATTTTTGTTCTTCATTTGTAAGTGCAATTGAAACACCGTCTAAAAGTTGTGCAATTTTCATATTACATTGTTCCCTGTGCAGGAGTTGTTTGGCCTGGCAGGGTAGCAGGCTTTTGTCCCATTGGCTGACCTGGCTTTTGTGCAGATAATTGTTTTAGAGCAGTTGCAAATCCTTGATTCTTCATCATAGGATTAACTAGTTTACCTAACAGCTCTTGCTGATCAGGCCTTAATTGTTTAGGATTCTGCATGGCAACTTGCAGAGCGGATGTGGCATTGTTTAGATCTTCCGGGTTTGTAATACCCTGTGGCATCAACAACTTGGCCATCTTTTCTTGATCGGGATTTGTGGTTGCCTTATTATCAGTATTGGTCGGTGCAGATGATTGACTAACTTGAGGAACCTGACCAGGAGTGCCTGCAGTTGAGCCCACACTGCCAATTGGTTGAATCTGCTCTAGAAGTTCGAATATACGCATGTTATTTTATAAATTTTAAGATAGTGTCAGCATGTGCTGTTGCCCAACCTAATACTATCATTCCGCCGGCAAACGTATACATCCACCTGTCTTTTAATCTTTCCATGGCAGATATTTTTTTAGCCAGTTCCTCGTGCTGCTGGCAACTGGCCTGATACATAGTATCAAGTTTAACTCCTAGTTCATCACGAGTTTTATCTAGACAATCGTGCATTTCTTTTACATCGACTTTAAGATTGTCTAATTTTTCATCTAAGTTAGTGACCTTGGTCTCTACTATACCAAGTCGCTCTACTGTTGTTGCCATTGAGGCTCTCCTTAATTTTTAAAACTGAAACTTACTACTTAGTTATTGCCTTGGATTGCCTTGATGATGGTATTTTTAGTGGCGGCGTTTTTTAACTCAAACATGGCCGTATCCATATTTATAGTTTCTGTCAATTTTTGGATAACGGGGACTCCGTTGACATCGTCGAGTAGTGCGCCAACTTCGTTGTTTCCTTCTATGTAAGCCCCACTACGATCTGGATAGAATCGGAATGTCCATACCCTGTGTTTGCCCTTGTATTGTGATCCAAATCCTAGATCCTTGATGTCGACTGTTTCCACAGTTGGACTAGCGTCATAGCTGATAATAGATCTAATCTCAACACATTGTCTCAGTGTTGTAAAGTTTCGATATTGATCGTGTGCTAGAACAGATCCTTGATTGGGTCTAGCGACTTTAGTGTCTGTAATGTCTACAAGTGTTTGAATTTCGATGGTTTGCATAAAGTACCTATTTAATTACAGATATTTATGTCAAAGAAAAAGGACGCTAAAAAACGTCCTTCTCTTATCTAAGTAATTAGATTATAGTGCGTAAGCAACTACGGTAGCATTTGCAAGGTTAACACCCTGGTGTGTACCAGCGGCAATAACTAGGTCTTCTAGGTGAACAGCGAAAGCTTCGCTGTTTGTACCGTCATATGTGTCAGCACCGTATGCACCGCCGATTGCTGCAACAGCAATACGTAGGCCATTACCAGCACCGCCAGTTGCATCACCTGCACCGATAATTTCGATGCTAGCAACTTGTGCAATTGCTTCTAGAGCAACAGCAACTGGGCTGCGTGGAGCATTTGGGAATCCAACTGGGTCAGAATCGAACATTGCAGATACGTCTGCGCCGAAGTCAATTTGGAAGAACTGTAGTGTTACGCCGTTCTTGTAAAAAGGTGCTACTACCTTTTCGTTTTTGTTTGTTAATGTTGCCATTTTAATGGTCTCCTTAATCGTTTTTGAACTCCCCTATGGAGCTCGTTATGTTTTTATTTAGTCTCTTTGAAAAAAATTTACTCAAATGACTGATTAATCGTCATCTTTTAGGTCACCCTCGATAACTTTTAACCCTTTAGCAGTTTCTTTACTATCACGTAACTTACGTATACCCCTAGTAAATTTAGTAGGATCACCTGCTTTGATGCTGTTTAAGAGGCGCCGCTCTAACTCATACGCCTGCTCAGGTGGGAAATTTTCCTTAATGATTGCTAAAAGATTAATTGCGCTATTAATGACATGAGCAGCTCTACTTTCTACAATAGCTTCGCCGTCTTTCTTAAGCGTAATTGAATTTAGTTCTTCTAATAGGCTTTTTGTGGCTCTTTTCAAGTTAGTATCCTTTGCAATATTTAGTTTCAAATAAAGTATAATAGATATTTTGGTAAAATACTATCTTGTTTTAACTCAGTAGAAACACTAATATATAAATACAGAGTCAGTAGAAACCATGAGTCTACCCACACTTACAGAGGAAAAAATATGAAAATTATATCAGAATTTATGCTAGGACTAATGGAACGTTTAAGTGAGATGTTTCCGGGATCTAGTTATCAAAGCCGCTTAGACGCATATCTAAGCACCAAAGGCATTACCGATGCCGCACAGTTGGAAACTTACGTCCGACAATTTAATTCTCAAAAGGAAAACTATCTATGAAAAAATTACTAAACATTCTATACGAAATTGGCCTAAGCATTGGTCAAGCTCGTGCTGCTTCTGCTATGGTTCGTGCAGGCATGCACAAAGAAGCACAGACATTACTGGCTGGCAAGTAATATCGTATTTTGTCAGATCGCTTTACACAGCGTAACAAGATCTATATAATAAATACTTAGGCAGTAATGATACTGCTTATACAAACATACACACAAGGAGAAAAATATGTTTTCAGCATTTGCACCATACTTTACGCTCGAGGCACAGATCGATGCGTTTCAAACTACCAAGCGTGGTTTAACAGATAAGATCATCACTGATCCTACATTGAACAAAGCGGCACACCAATACATCGATGCTCAGACTACATTTGCCAAGATGTTGTCTAAGAACTTCGCTGATCTTGCCAAGTATTCCGTGGATTCTTTTGCCAACAAGGCATTTCCACAGACTAAAGAAAAAGCCACTACTAAGGCTTAATACACACATACAGGAAAAAAATATGACAGACTTTAATACACCAAAGCTACCAGAAGTTAAATTTAATAAGAACGGCTACGAAATCCGTACAGACATTCTAGGCATGGCAAAAAGCCTAGTACAAGAAGATTTCCATGCTAAATTTCAAGGCTGGGAAATGACTGCTACTCGTGACGAGAAGACTGGTCAGATCGTCAGTACTGTTGCAATGCCGACTTTTCCAGGACTAGACAAAGTTCTTGAAACAGCAGAAAAAATGTACGCATTTGTCAACGCTGGCGCCAAGAAATAATTTATAATAATATTAGGGCATAGCCCATAAAATAATATACTAGAAAATAAAAAAGGACCTTCGGGTCCTTTTTTTATAGTGGCTTGCTTCTTAGATAGTTAGGATATCGTTTATTGAAGTTACGCATAATAACTCCTGCTATCTCATGTGCTTGATTTTCATGCGGACTACCTGTTTCACCACTAGTATCCGTTAGCTCACCTTGCTGATCTTGTTTGTAATGAACCAGCTCGTGTGCCACTGTTCTCAGTATGTCAACAGGGTGACGGTTCTTTAAGGCAACTAACAGCATATTCTCACTCGGCACGTATGCACCAAAGCTGGGCTGCTCGCCTGTATTTAGATCCGGGGCAAACTGCATCTTAGGCAACTGATCTATTTCAAGGATCTCCATAGCTAGAGGTAGAAACTTTTGAAACATTTCCACAACGTTGGCATTTTCCTCTGCGCCTTCAACAATAAACTGACGTGCTCTCATAGCAGTATTTAGCGCCGAACAAAATGATAATCACCGTCGGGTCCGTTGTTGCTAAAGATACCCAAACAGTCGAACCCTTGTGTGTCCATATATGCTATTACATCATCTTTTAACGGGGCACCTTTATTGTATTCTACAACCTGTAGTTCTAGAATAACATGTTTCACTGTGGATAATGTTTCTACAGCACCCTTTAGCACATCTAACTCTGCACCTTGTACATCCATTTTAATCATATCTGGGGGAGGAAAGTTTTTAAGGCGGCGTACAGCATCTAGGGTCACTGTCTTTAGCCTACGACGATGTGTTTCGTTAAAGTAGTTGACTGTTTCGGGATTTACTTCTTCGTTTTCTTTGTAATAACTGTTGCCACCCGGATGTACATCATTTTGATAGAAGTCAACTTCTTTGCCACTCTGGTCACTTAGCACACCCATATGATATTGCAAATTACGTTCTTTATATAGGAACTCGCTACTGTCCATTGCTTCAAATACAACATACTTTGCTCGATCCCAAATACGTTGTGCTTCGTTAGTCCAGTGCAGAACACATGCACCGATATCGTATATAACCTTTGGTTCAAACCCTTCATTCTTGAGTTTGGCAAGATAATCTACATGGTTACGAGGAATCAGTCGTTGACTTCCTAACTCCCGTAAACGATCCTGTATGTTAAACGGTGTTACATCTGGGGCAGCAGTAATGGCATTATCTACATTAAAAGTAAAGCTGCCAGTATGGCTGCATAACACACTGGGATCTGCCCAAATTTTAAATCCTTTGTCCCGGGCCTTGCGACAGAAATCTACATCTTCTGAAACAGTGTTCCTATGATCGATAGCACTATAATACTTAAATTGTGGATAACCTATTTCACACATAACTTCTGCTTTGACTAGAGCACAACCAAATCCACAGCCGGCAATTTCAACTAAAGGTCTACCCTTTAGCTTTTCATACGGCATATTGCTTACTCCGCCATTCTGATTGTGTTCATATATTTCTAAAATATGTAATCCAGGTTTACGTTGTATGTATAAACCGCTGACAACATCCTTATCGTGCGATAGCAACTTTGACAGTGTGTTAGGAGGGAAGCTAATATCACTATCTACACTGAATAGATAATCAAATCCTTTTACTACCCAGTCGGCAATCAAGTTGCGTACCTGATCAATATTGTATCCGTAAAAATATTGGAACGTTGCTTCGTAGCCCTCGGGGATGATTAAGTCATAGATACTTTTAAAAGTTTCCGGTTCAATATTACGAGCTGTTGGAATTGCTATGAGAATCTTTTTTTTAGATGGATTCATTTTTTTAATAATAGATTTAGCTGCTACGTTTTGTTCAATAGCATTTACTTTGTAATCGTTGAGTGGATTAACATCATTGTAATTATATACAATATCTTGTAGACATTTAACTTTACTAGGATCAGCATTTTCGATTAGTGCATAGAAAATACTGCCGTCACCGCCTGCCTTATACCATGCACCTGTGTCATCTTGGAATAGGCTATCGTCTAGACCGTCAATTAACTGTTGTTTAAATGTGCGTAGGTGTGTGTAAGGTAAGATCCAATTAAAGTGATGATTCCTGTATTCTTTGCTGTTCTTTACGTGCTCGGGATAAGGCTGACTAATCAATGGAATATTATCAACCATTGACCAGCAACTACCGTAGGTAAATTCTGTTGTGCCGTCATACACATTGTTATAGTAGCTGAACACAGTGTTGTCATTAACTAGACTGTCGTCACCGTCGAGTATCATTACAATAGCATTGGGATCTTGTAGACTTCTAAATGTATCTATTTGATTTTTTACTGCGCCTACGTTATTTTGATTTTCAATAACTTCAAACTTGGCTCGAATGTGTGCAGGATAGGCTGACAGTGCAGTGTACAATGCTTCCAGTGTATTATCAGTACTTGCATCGTCTACCAAAATACATCGATAGTTGTCGTAGTCTTGTGTAGCAATACTGTTGATGCAACGTGCAATATAATTTTTGCAATTGTAGAATGTGCTAACAACCACAATAGGTTGCTCTGTTCCCGGCTTGTAATCTTCTAATTCAACTGTATTATGAAACTTGCGATTGTAAATCTTGTGCAGTCTGTGGTTGATTTTGCTAACAGCACGATAGTCACTGCTGCTTAGATAATGTCCTGTCTTTTTATAAAAATGCTGCTTCCATTGCAGTGCTACACTGTCCCAACCCGCAATGTCTTTAACAATGTTGCAATAGTATTGTTTCTGTTGATGTAGATACGGATTACGATATGCTTCTACCGTGGTCTTGACAAACTGTTCAACCTGTGTTGGTACACTGATATCCGGAAACAGTCCATTGGGTTCAATAGCATAGTCAATTAAGTAACAAGCACCTGCCACTGCAATTTCTTCTAATGCACCAAAGCGGCAAGTTATGATAGGAGTGTTGTAGCATAAACTCTCCATTGATGAAATGCCGTAGGTTTCCGGAAACGCTGCCGGATACAGCATGAAGTTAGCAGTAGTTAGTATATCGGCAATTTCTTTCTGCGGTATAACACCTGTAAATTCTATACCTTGTGCTGCTAGCTGCGGATCAGCAGCCATCTCGCGCCAATCTTTTTCTTGTTGATCAGGTTCTGCATTTGTGCTAAATCTATAGTAGCCGCCTATGACTTTTAGTTTAGCTTCAGGTATATGTCGCTTGACATGTGGCCAGATCATTTTAACCAGCGGAATCATTCCTTTGGTCACTGATGCATTATAAACAAACAAATTCTTATCTTTGGCTTTGATATCCACTTCGCGATTATAGATGCGTACACCGTTACGTGTGATGAACATCTTACGCTTTAGTACTTCGAAGTTTCGTCTGCGGCCATGATGACAGTTAGTAACATAGGTTAGGTGGAAATCGCTTAGTGTAAAGATGTCTGTAATTCTATCTGCAACAGCAAGCTCTTCGATCAAGTTATCGCCTAGACAGAATGTGTCGTGCATCCACAATACTCGCATTTTAGCTTTACTGATAATCCTGTCGTATAGATTCATAGACATGAATGGTACACTGCGATTATCGTTTAATCTCGGATAATCTTTCGGATCAGTGAATGGAATAATTGTGCGACTGCTTATAACAATATCAAACTCGTGATTGTTAGCTAGATCTGTAAGTGGCCTATAAGTTACTGTGTCGTACTTGCCAGGTACTGCATGATCAATGTTACAGTTATTGAACACTGTAACATCAAATCCAATTTGTGCGAGTTCCCTACTCATTAGGATAACAGCACTTTCGCTGCCTCCTAGTCCTTGTTTGAATACCGTAGTTCCGTCGTATGGGATGCCGATAATATCTATAATAGCTAGCTTCATGCTATTAATTATACAGTATATCTTAGTAGGGTCAATGATATTGATTTTTACTCATTGATCGGATAATGCTCGTGAAATTAATCTTTTAATAATCTAGGTAAGACTCTGTCAGTGCTGTAAAGTTAAGAAGTTTGGAAAGGACCTGCAGGTGCCGTGAAGTTAGCAGTGTAACGTGCTACACCATTGGTAATTCTGAAGTCACTAATGTATCCGTTCAAATAATCACCAGCCTGGCCTCCAAAGTTTTGAAACCCCAAAATTGCCAGAAGTTAAATTCAACAAAAACGGATACGAAATCCGTACAGATATCCTAGATATGGCAAAGGGACTAGTAAGCGAAGAATTTCATTCCAAATTTCAAGGTTGGGAAATGACTGCTACTCGTGACGAGAAGACTGGTCAGATCGTTACCAAAGTTGGTATGCCAGAGTTTCCAGGACTTGAAAAAGTTCTTGAGACAGCGGAAAAAATGTATAGTTTTGTCAATGCTGGTGCTAAGAAATAATTTTATAATAATAATATTAGGGCATAGCCCAAACATAATATAGTAAGTAATGAAAAAGGACCCGAAGGTCCTTTTTCTATAGTATTTCGCTGTTACTGAGTCAGGGAAACACCTGTAGGTGGTGTAAAGTTAGCAGTGTAACGGGCAATACCTAGGGTGATTCTAAAGTCACTAATATAACCATTGACACTATGAGCAGCACTAAAGCTACTGCCACCTATATATATAAGACCGGTAGCAGATGCAAAATTAGTTGAATTAGAAGTAGTGGAGCCAACTTGTGTTCCGTTAACAAATAATCTCAGTGATGTGCCTGATCTGGTAGCTGCTATATGAGTCCAAGTATTTGCTACTACTGCTGTGGTCGTCACATTTAATATAACCGCGTTTCTTGCGTCAAGCTTCAGTTGGGTGGTGCTCCAATCGTAACCAAATGACACTACCGATCCTCCATCGTCAGGTCGTAAAAACGAAGAAAATGTACTAGTGTTTGCCATGTTTACCCAAAGTTCTATAGTAAAGTCGCCTGTACCAAAATTTATAGAGGCACCGCCTATATAAGTCAAACTATCCCCATTACCGTCAAACTTCACGCTTTCTGTGCCGGTGAATTTAACTACTGTGGTGTCAATTTTAGCATCACCCACAGTTTCATAATTGTTCATTCCCGAACTGTCATAGACACCAGCACCGGTTCCGTTGATCAATAATACAGTGTTTCTAACTGCTGTTAATGGTGTGTTTTGTGGTACGAAATTTGAGGTGTAGAGTGCGGTACCTTTGACATATCTAAAATCGCTGATGTAACCAGTAACACCTACTGGGTTAAAAGCAGTCCAATTGGTTGAATTAACGCCTAACCATAATCCGTTAGGTCCAGCTAAATCATATCGACTACTCAATGGTTGTGCTGCACCAGGTGCGCTGACCGCTGTTCCTCCTACTCCATTTACATACACTTTAATAAAATTACTCGAACGAACTAGCGCAATGTGGTTCCAGCTATTAGTTGATAAAGTAGCCGACGACGGAAATAGCGCGGTATATTGTACAGAGCTCGTATTACTGCCGCCGCTGATAAAGATACTTGCGCTTTTGTTAGTAATCCAAATAACCCGCTCACTGTTATATGCTTCTTTGTAAGTGCCGTAGTTTGCTATTGTGTAATCTGCCAAACCGCTAGTTGAGTAAACCCATAACTCCATAGTGAAGTCTTGACCGGAAGCAAAATTCATTACGGATGTGGTATTGGTCTGAGCAGAACCAATCCAATCATTGGTACCATCAAAGCGTGAACTACCGCCAAACACTTGTGGTGTATAACGTTGTCTAGTAGTGTAAGCGACGTTGAATGGTGCGAATTGGGATGGTATCGTGTTACCAACCGCAGTTATTGCAAAATTGTTTGTACTGTTATCTATGAAAGTATTAGATTGGCAAGTCAATAAACTTGTACCTGCGATAGCAGTTAGTGGTTCAGTAGGTACTGTTATCGTAGTAGATGTAGCAGCGTAGGGAGCAGAACCAGTAGCACCATTATAAATCCTAACGTTACTAATATACCCCACATGGCCTCCGCCCCCAGCAATGATGCCAAAACCAATATATAAAGCACTGGCACTGGTTTTTGCAGCAGTGTTCAATCCGTTGAAAGATGTTGCCCTAGTGCCATTGATGAACAAAGCCCAGTCTGCATTTGTTTTGACCAATGCCAAGTGATACCACTGACCTGCAACAGGAACGGTACTAGAAGGAAGAACGCCGATCCCCGAGCTGCCAGGTGCACCAGAAGCTCCCCAATTTATAGCAATTTGACTAGATGCATTTAAATATATTGCCCAGTTTGAAAAAGAGACAGTATCTAATCCGCCGTTGTCAATGATAGTTCGGTTGGCACTAACAGTAGCAAAGTTTACCCAAAGCTCGCAACTAAAAGAATCTGTGCTACCCGAAGTGATATTAAATGCAGCATTTGATGGTACAGTTAAATAATCCCCAGTACCATCAAAGTAGTTGCTATAATAAGGTGTAGGTAATGAGGTTTCTGTAAAAGGACTGAACTTTTGCACACTGACATCACCCGCCTTGGTGACGGCAAAGTTGTTGGGGCTGGCATCGACGAGTCGATTGCGAGCACAGGTCAACAAACTTGTTCCAGCTATGGGTTGCAGTGGGGCGGTGCTTGGTGTAAAGTTAGCGGTATAAAGTGCGGTGCCTTTGACTAACCTTAAATTACTAATATAACCGGTAACATATTCAGATGTTCCGTCTGAATATGCTCCAACAGTCACTTGGCTTGCACCGTCGGTTAGTGCTCCTATTGTGCCGGTAGTTGCATCTAATACTCCGTTCACAAACAATCTAACAGTACTGCTGGATCGTGTAATTGCAACGTGATTCCATTGGTTGATGACTACCGCAGTGGTAGTTCCTGTTACATTGGTAGCAGCCCCTGAAAATTGTAGTCGACCAGCAGCAACATATCTAAAGATCCATGCATTACCGGTACCCCATTGTGCCAATATATTATTATTTCCTGAAGTAATAGAAGTTGGATACACCCAGCATTCAAAAGTAAAGTCATTAGTGCCCAATGTGAACGCAGCGTTGTCCGGAATACTTAAATAATCGCCAGTACCATCAAAGTAGTTGCTCCATCCACCACCGTAGGGACTGAATGTTCCTTGTGTAGTATTACCATTTCTTGTTATCAAGAAATTGTTAGTGCTGTTGTCAATGAACACATTGTTGTTGACTGGTTGATTGGTTTGGCAAGTCAATAAACTTGTACCTGCGATAGCAGTTAGTGGTTCAGTAGGTACAGTTAATGTAGTTTGTGTCGGATCGTAAACTGCTGTACCTATAACAACTCTAAAATTACTAATATAACCAAAAAACATCTGTGAAGCTGCACCGCCTATAGTTGCTGGTCCTGCTACATAATTTGTGCTGACTGTACCATTGACATTACGAACACCGTTAAAAAATATACTTGTTTGGTTTGCACCTGTTCCACTTCTTACAGCCACAATATGTAACCATCTATTTGTAACAAACGGACTTCCCGATGTTGCTATAGTATTGCCTACGCCGTATGTACCAATATTTAAATTTCCACCGCTATCTGTTTGTAATTGTATACCTCCGTTTGTAGTGGTACCAAATATAATAGCGTTTGTTGGTATTGATGTAGGATAAGCCCAAAACTCTATAGTAAAGGCACTAGTTCCGAGCGTCATTGATTGTGCCGTTAAAAAGTCCCCAGTACCATCAAAGTAAGTACTGCCGTATCCACTATAACTAGTATTGGGTACAAACGGATCAAACCCTGATATAGCCAAATTTCCATTTACTGTTAGTGCAAAATTGTTTGTACTGTTATCAATAAATCTATTGCTCTGACAAGTTAATAAAGTAGTACCTGCAATAGCAGTTAGTGGTACCGTAGGCGGTGTAAAGTTAGCTGTATAAACAGCAGAACCTTTGACTATTCTTACATTAGAAATATATCCGTTGAAGTCCCATCCACTGCCTGCATCTGGATTTCTACCAATGTAAAATGTACTTGCATTATCGGAGCCCGGGACAAGTGCGCCAGTAGCTGTTTGCGCTACACCGTTTAAGTACAGTATATTTGTTGTTCCGTCGTAACACATGGCAACATGATTCCACTGGTTCAAAGGAGCAGTATTGTTTGATAGTTGACTACTGCCAGTATTAAATAACCAAGTCACTTGTTGAGATGTGTTTACATCAAGTCGCCATCTTGCGGCGCCTGATGAAATTAATTGAACTTGTTTTGAGCTTGTTTGATAAAACCAACATTCAACAGTCCACGACCCGGAGCTTAGGTTAAATGCTACATTTCCCGGATTAGATATAAAATCACCAGTACCATCAAAGAAATTACTGTAATATCCAGGTGTATATGGACCGAAGTTATTTGGTCTAGTATCGCCAAATATAGATACTGGGAAGTTGTTTGTACTTGCATCGTCGACAAATACACTAGTTGCAGGGGAATTTGCACTAATCAATGTAGTGACATTTTTAAAGAAAGGGTCAGCGATCGTTATAGTAACAGTAAAGGCTCTGGGGCTTTCTTGTAATTCCACATCAATTGCTTCTATAGTAAAATTATAAAGTGTTTCAACACCCACTGCAACTAATCCAGTAATTAATCCACTGCTGGACAATGAAACACCGCTCGGTAAACTACTACCGGCTTGAACCGCATATGTTAGTGGTGAATCTCCGGTTGTTTCTAGTTGTATAGAGATGGCAGTATTTGCCGGTTGATCGGGCAATGTACTACCTGTTACCCAAGTAGGGTTTCCACTATAGGTTAACCCATTAACTCGTATTGCGACTCCACCATCGGGATTGACTACATACACTACATATGTACCCGCAACCTGTGCAGGAACCTGTACATTTAGGGTAGTACTATTTACAAATGTAACTGATGTTGCGTTTGCACTGCCTAAAATAACTTGACATCCTGAAACAAACTTAGTTCCTGTGAGTTTTATGTAACCACCGGATAGTAATACAGCGGTATCATCAATAATAGCATAACTGGCATCTGTTATTTGTACGTTGGTTAACGTAGGGCCGCCCAACGCGGCTAATGTTGCAGGTTGTATGTTGTCTTGACTAATTTGAGTAGGCATAGTTATACTATTGTTATTCCATTCGGTTTTACTGCAACTTTTCCATTGTCAGTGGTTGTGACATAAACAATGTAATTTCCCACAGCTAGTGCAGGTACTTGAATATTTATTCTAACAGAGCTTACAAATGTAACTGTGCTGGCCAGTGCTGTACCTATCACAACATTGATGTTACTTGAAAAATTAGATCCGTTGATGATTGCAAACCCACCTGTTGTGCCTATTGTGGTTCCGCCTGTTGCAATATAAGAACCATTAGCAACCTGCACGCTGGTAATTTTAGGGCCAGATATATATATAATATCCAATGTACTGGGCTGAATATTGTTCGATGATATTTGAGTAGTCATTTATTTAAATTTTGATCAAATAACGTTTCAAGACAGCGTGAGTAGAATCCAAGATTGTGTATCTTCGTCCCATGTATATGTTTCACCGTCAGTTGGATACGGTACTGGAGCAGTCCATTGGCTGGTATCTGTGTCAAGAACCCAACTTGGATAGGGACTGGGAGGTATAAATGCGTCTAATTCTAGATCATATGTATGGCCCGTGCCCGCATAATTTTTTCTAAAATTAGCATTGTAACTGGTTTGAACCCAATTTCCACCCAATAACTGTGTACAAAATTCTTGACCCAATTGTTCACTTTCATTACCGTTAGCATCCAATAAAACATCGTTGTTTACTACGATTACTTGAATTACTGAATTATTTTCATCTAGTTGGGCAAAATGTGCCATATCTTTTCCTTTAATATTTAAAATGTAATAGAGCCTGAGCCAATGAAGGAGTAGATTCTAAAACCGTTCAATAATGTAATAGTTGGACCACCAGTAGTAGATGTGGCCGCCGGGTACGCACTTGAGTATCTAAGTACCACAACTCCGGACGAACCGGCGGTACCTGTCGAACCTGTGCCACCACCACCACCGCCACCACCCGTGTTTGCATCGCCAGCAACTGGTCTATTACCTGCGGCGGTTGGAGCGCCTTGGCCACCTGGTGAATAAGTTACAGCAGAGCCCCTAATACCATTAGATAACCCTGCACCTCCGGCGGCCAGCACTATACCAGCACCGTTTGCGCCCACGCCGCCAGCTCCACCACCACCTGCGCCGCCGCCGCCGCTGGTGCCAGTTTCTGCTGTAGATCCACCGTTTCTACCGTAAACTCCGCCTGCACCAGCAGCGCCACTGGAGTTGGCGCCACCGCCTCCAGACCCATTTCCGGAACTATTTCCGGCACGAGTTGCAGCATAACTAGAGCCAGTACCACCGGCAGTTCCACCAAAACCTCCTCCATTGGCTGTGACAGAATACGCAACTGCTCCTGCTGTTGTAATACTGCTATTACCTCCGTTGGTTTGAGTTCTACTGGCCACGCCTCCAATTGTGCCGCCGCCGCCTACTGTGATGATATAGGTTTGGCCAATCTCAAAATTCTGAGAAGACAATGTTAAGTATGCGCCGCCGCCGCCACCTCCGCCGCCACGTGCATTATTTGCTCCGGCACCGCCCGCTCCACCCCCTCCGACTATAAGTATATCATCAACAGGTATACGAAACAGCGGCGGCCAGGTATTAGTTTGTCTAGCCTGCATTTGCTGAGTAACATTAAAAACTCCATTTATCGCCGCTACTGCGCTAATAGTTGGGGGTGTAGCCGATATTATTCCGCCAAGGTACCGTTTTACCATGTTAACTTATATCCTCATAACTACAAGTAACTATCAATGAATTTCCTGTCGCCGCCGCAGCGCCTAGACTATTGTTTTCTTCTAAATAGTACTGACTAGTTTTGTCAATAACGTTCAATGTTGCTCCCGCCGGCACCGCTGCATTACTTATAATTGCAAACGCAGCACCTCCTATGCTTGCAGTATTATACCAACTTACAGTTACATTGGTTGCTGTGGCTCCATAATTTGCCACGTTCAATGTGTTGACTTTCAAACATTTTCCACTATCTGATGGATTATTCAACACTGTAGTAGTTGATGTTGTGGTAAGACTAGTTCCGGTGGTCTTACCTGTAATTGTTGTTGCGCCGATTAAGTTTGGTGCTGTCATATTATCCTCCAAAGACTAAATTGTATCCTGCTATTGCTGCGTTGCTAGTTCCGCCGGATCCACCAGAGCCACCAGAGCCACTAATGATTATTTCTCTTATCTGTATGGCCATATTTGTTGTAGGTGCTGTGACAAATATTAAGTTTGTGCCACTAACAGTATAATCAGTTGTGGGAAACTGCATAATACCGTTTTCAAATACAAACACACTGTTTACAGTCAATCCGTTCGTAATGGTAAAGGTTGTATTACTACCATTACCTGTGTAATTTCTAGTTACAAAATTTATTGATGCGCTGCTGCCTTGACTACCTGTATATCCAATATCACCCTTTGAACCAGTATATCCCAATTCTCCCTGGGGTGGAACAACTTCCCAGCCCTCGCCATTAAACTTCCATGTTCTAGTTCCTAGAGTATAGAGAGCGTCGAGGGCCGGTGATGATGGAAAATTTAATGACATAATATTGTATACTTATCTGTTGTTTGATAACTGATTGTTACTTTTTAGAATGTTATGCTACCGGACCCGGTGAAGGTATAGATTCTAAATCCACCAACTGTGGTAATTGTAGGGCTTCCTGTTGTGGCTGATGCTGCATTGAATCTGTCTGGATAGCGAATGATGACAATGCCAGATCCACCACCACCGCCAGCACTGGTAGTGTTGCCGGCGCCACCGCCGCCACCACCTGTATTAGAAGTTCCCGGGGCAAACCCGCCGCTAGCTCTACCACCTTGGCCACCACCGCCAGCGCCTCCTGCAGGAAAAAAGCCAGCCGTTCCAGCAAAATGTCCGCCGCCTCCGCCGCCTGCATAGGTTACGGCATTTCCTGAAATAGCCGATGATGTTCCTGCGCCGCCAGCGCCGCCGCCAGTAGTATTGCCGGCAAATCCAGTACCACCTGCTCCACCACCACCACCAGCTGAAAACTGTGGGCTACCGGGACCTCCTTGTCCACCATTACTACCTTGAGACGGAGTTGTAGACGGGGTATTACCGTCGCCGGCAGCTCCACTAGTATAGGAGCCACCTCCTCCTGAACCACCCGCAGCACCTGCTCCGGCATTGCTAACACCACCTCTACCTCCACCGGTAGAAGTTATAGAAGAAAACACAGAGTTCACTCCGCTTGCAGCAGTAGTGCCGCCACTACCTCCTGCACCTACTGTTATTGTATAACTTACTTGACTTGCAATACTTAAAGTTCCGGTTCTAAATCCTCCTGCGCCACCACCACCATAATTGCTGCCGCCGCCGCCGCCAGCAACAACTAGATATTCAACTTCAGATACGATAAACCCCGGTGGCCATCTATTAAAGTTTTGCTGTTGTTCACTAATAGACCATATACCTGAAGATCCTAGCAGAGGATCTGGTGTATTCAACGAACCTATAAGGCCGCCATTATTCCTGCCCATTACTGAATTTCCTCATATGAGCACACTGCCTGTAGACGAGAATTGACCCCAGCAGTCAATCTCAATGTATCACCTTCTTCTAGATAAATTGATTTATTAATTACATCTAGTGTTGCATCAGCAGGTACAACTACAGTTTTGGCAATGTGATATGCAACACTGCTTCTAAACACATCTACAGTGACGGATTCATTATTTGTACCATCCACATTACTAATGTATAATGCGCTGATTTTCAACACAGTGTTGCTGGCAGTGCTGTTGGTAACAATAGCAGTTGCGGCAGTTGTTATTGATTGAACTGCGGTTTTTGGTGTAATTGTTGTTAAACTTAATAAATTTGGTGTTGCCATGTTATCCTCCAAAACTAAACACTGTGCCTAGTCCATAAACTTGTGAAGCGGTTAAGCCGCCCCCGCTGCCTGTCCCTACACTTCCAGTAAATCCAAGAGTACCTGGATTACTGAACTCTACCCACTGAGTAGAATTGCCGTCATCTATATAAAAATATTGTATGCCCGTGTCAGTATCAATCCAAACATCACCTAATGATGGTGTGACTGGTGGCGTCGCAGATATTGTTGCTACTACTGCTCCTCGACTACCAGTGAATCCGACTCCTTGACTACCAGTGAATCCAACTCCCTGACTACCAGTGAATCCTTGACTACCCACAAATCCATTAATACCTTGACTACCAGTGAATCCAACTCCCTGACTACCAGTGAATCCTTGACTTCCGTCATATCCATTAATACCTTGACTACCAGTGAATCCAACTCCCTGACTACCAGTGAATCCTTG